TAACTTAGATAATTTTACCATACCTGCCAACTCATACGCAATCATTCATATTCAAGCACCTACCACGGACGGAAAGACAAGGGAGTTTATCCACCCGGCTACTTTAGTAAGTAAGTTTGAGTCTTGGCCTGATCAGGCGCTTTGGCACAATGGTATTATAAAAAATAATATTATAAAAGAAAATATTGACAAGTTTAGTACGTCATGGGATACAATGCAAATACTAAAGAGTCTAATTGATACAGATAATAATTGGACAACGTTAAACAAATTTGACGGATCGTTCAGCTGTCTGTACTATGACAGGGCTGACTTATCAATGTATATTTTTAGAAACGAAATATCACCAATGTTTATTGATGATAATTTCAATCTTTCATCTACTAAATTTGAAGGTAGTAAAGAAACAGAACCTAATAAAGTATTTAAGTTAAACTTTACCAACAACACACTTAAAGAGGTAGGTAAGTTCTCCACAGTTGAGAATCCATATTTTTTTGCGGAGTAATAATGACAAATTTTGAACGTATTAAAGAATGGTCTGATGAGAGGTTAATTACTCAACAGACTCCTGACCGCAACGGCTTCCTAGCTATGATCGTAGAAGAGTTGGGAGAGTTTTTAGATGCAAAAGATAACGAAGGCCGTATTGATGCAATGGCCGACATCATCGTGTTTGCATACGGTGAGATGGCAAAGTATGGCTACCATGGCGATAGAGTAATGGATGAGGTGATTAAAGAAATTAGTTCACGTACCGGTGCCTACGATCCAACGACAAAGAAATGGCAAAAAGATAAGTCCCCAGAGGCACAAGCTAAATGGTACACCGCTAATTTTTCAAAATGTAAACTATAAAGGTATAAAAATGAAAATTGAAATTGCTATTGAAGAACTTAGAAAGAAGAAAGTATTTCTAGCCACTCCTATGTACGGGGGTCAGTGTGCCGGTATGTACACCAAGTCAATTGCTGATATGTCAGCTTTGTTTGCAAAGTACGGCATCCCTTTACAGCTCTATTACCTGTTTAACGAGTCGTTGATTACACGTGCTCGTAATTATTGTGTGGATGAGTTTATACGATCTGATGCCACTCACCTAATGTTTATTGATAGTGACATTGGATTTAATCCTCAAGACGTTTTGGCAATGCTGTCGTTAATGAATGATGAGTCTCCTTATGATGTGCTAGGAGGTCCTTATCCTAAGAAATGTATTTCGTGGGAGAAGATTAAACAAGCCGTTGATAAGGGAGTTGCTGATGAAGATCCTTCCACTCTTGACAAATACGTCGGTGATTACGTCTTTAATCCTAAGTCCGGTCAAAAAGAGATTCCTCTTGGGGAGCCTGTAGAGGTGTTAGAGTTAGGTACCGGCTTTATGATGATTAAACGTAATGTGTTTGAAAAGTATCGTGAAGCTTATCCTGAATTAAGCTATAAACCTGACCACGTACGTACTGAGCACTTTGATGGTACTAGAGAAATTCACGCATACTTTGATTGTATTATTGATCCAGACTCCAAGCGCTATCTGTCAGAAGATTACAACTTTTGCTACCACGTTACTAAGATGGGCGGTAAAAATTTTCTATGCCCGTGGATGAAACTTCAGCACGTTGGTAGTTATATCTTTGGAGGTAGTTTAATTGACCTAGCAACCATTGGTGCATCAGCAACCGCCGATACCGCTAAACTTAAAAAAGGTAAGAAATGAAATTAGGATCGAGAACATTACAGTTCTTAAAAAACTTTTCTACTATCAACCCGTCTATTGTGTTTAAGGAGGGGAATAGTCTTAGTACTATGACCCCCACAAGCACTTTAATGGCTAAAGCACACATCAAGGAAACTATTCCTTCAACCTTTGCGATTTATTCTCTATCAAAGTTCCTCGGGGTGTTGTCACTATTTGAAGATCCTGAACTGATGTTGGATGAAAAGTTCTTAGTAATTAAGGATAATAATTCCAGACAGGTACAGTACATGTACGGGGAAGAGCGTAATATTGTAGCCCCTACAAAGGATATTAAATTACCGGATACAGAAATTAATTTTCGACTAACCAGCCAAACGTTACAGGACGTACTAAAGGCGATGGCCGTTTTGGATTTGCCGGAGATTGCAGTAACAGGTGATAATGGTATACTAAGCGTAGAAGCAATCAATCTAAAGAACCCGTCTAGTGATAAGTTTAGTGTGGCCGTTGGTAGTACGGATAGAACTTTTAAGATGATTTTCCTTGCAACAAACATCAAGATCTTGCTTGAAGATTATGATGTAGGTATTTCGTCCAAGGGTATTGCACACTTTAGAGGTAAAGATATCGAATACTGGGTAGCTACTGAGAGCAGTTCAACTTATAAAGGTTAATAATGTTACTTGATAATGTGTTGTGGGTGGAGAAGTATCGTCCCAGAACAATAAGTGAAACGATCCTTCCAAAAGAATTAAAAGAAACATTTCAAGAGTTTGTAAACAAAAAAGAGATTCCTAATTTACTACTAACAGGCAAAGCCGGTACCGGTAAGACAACGGTAGCAAGGGCAATGCTAGAGGAGTTGGATTGCGACTACATCGTAATTAACGGGTCTCTAAACGGCAACATTGACACACTCAGAAATGAGATCATGACATTTGCTTCTACTGTATCCTTGAGAGGTGGTAGAAAATATGTTATCTTGGACGAGGCTGATTACCTCAACCCCAACTCCACCCAGCCAGCCCTTAGAAACTTTATCGAAGAGTATAGCCGTAACTGTGGCTTTATTCTGACTTGTAATTTTAAGAATAGGATTATCGAACCCCTACACTCTAGGTGCTCGGTCATTGAATTCAAGATTCAAAGAGAAGATAAGCCTAAACTAGCCATGCAGTTTTTTAAGCGCGTTACCTCTCTCTTGTCACAAGAACAAATACAGTTCGATGATAAGGCAGTTGCCGGTGTTATTGAAAAACACTTTCCAGATTTTCGTAGAGTGTTAAATGAGTTGCAAAGATATTCAGCAACAGGTAAAATTGATAGTGGGGTACTTACTAACTTTAAGGAAGAAACGTTAAAAGAGATTCTTGGGTACTTGAAGTCAAAGAACTTTACTAACGTTCGAAAATGGGTTGGTGAGCATGGTGATATTGACACTGCTACCTTTTTTAGAAGTCTTTATGATATTTCTATTGAATACCTTAAGCCCTCTTCCATACCTCAGTTGGTGTTGGTGCTTGCAGAATATCAATATAAAGCAGCATTCGTTGCCGATCATGAAATTAACTTAACGGCCTGTCTAACAGAAATAATGGTTGAGTGTGAATTTAAATGAGCGAAGATCCAGATTATATTGTAGAAACTCTTGATAAAATTTTTGGTCGAACTGCAAGAAAACTAAGAAATATTAGAAAAAAGAAAGAAACAAGAAAAAGAGGTCAAAGAAAAAATCGCTGGCAACTTTCTAGCGATGAAAATAGAGAAGATAGTTCAGATAGAAAATGGGAAGATGGAGCTATGAAACTAGGTGCTGAAGTGAGTGATGAGATGACGTCCTTGGCTGAGGAGCGAGGAGAATATTTTCTTGCCGGTACAAGTATTAACGATCATTATATTTCCAAGCTTATTGACCTTAGAACCAATCAAGGAAAAGATACTATTCATAAAAGTGAAGATATTGTCTGCACTATAGATGAATGGGTTACTTACACCAGAGGAATTAAGGCAAAGGGATGGCAGTTAATTGAGTTTGGTGATCGAGCCGGAATGCTTATTGATGTTGAGAATGATAGTTTCTTTGATTACTCTGTAACATCCAACGCCGTTGCAGTCAAGCTCTACGGCGACGATAATTGGGTACAAGACCTTTATAGTGAAATTAAAAACAAATTTTTAATTGCAAAATGTCACATAGAATGGATCTATGGAGGAGATGGAAGTTCTATCAACGTACCTCTTCTTGGTGATAAATTACCCGTCTCAGAAATGTATCCGTTTCTTGAAGGAGAGACTGTAGAGGAGTATTACGATCGTTATCTGCAGTCAGATGCTGCCATTCTCTTACTTGTCGGTCCTCCTGGAACCGGTAAGACTACTTTTATTAGAGGGTTACTCCACCACTCAAGCAAAAATGCTATCGTAACCTATGATGAAACCATTTTACAAAAAGATTATGTGTTTGCAAGATTTATTGAAGATGATACTGGTGTGATGGTTCTGGAAGACTCTGATAATTTTTTAAAGTCTCGGCGTGATGGCAATTCTATGATGCATCGCTTTCTCAACGTTGGAGACGGGCTAATTACAGTAAAGGGTAAAAAGCTTATTTTTAGTACTAATTTACCTTCAATTAATGAGATTGATCCTGCTCTAGTTCGTCCGGGAAGATGCTTTGATATTCTTACATTTTCTAACTATACCCCAGAACAGGCAAAAACACTAGCCTTAAGCCTTAACATCGAATTTAAGGAAGAAACAGGTAAAAAGGAGTATTCATTGGCCGAAATCTTCCACCAACAGCGTTCTTCTAAAAAGATCGTTAACCGTAAATTTGGGTTTATTTGAGAGTCAAAGTGATGGGGCCTTTCGAATTCGTTAATAGTATCTCTCACAATAAAAAGAACTTGATGAGAGGGACGGAAAATGATGAACTCTCTCAAAGAGAATATGTCTCATTCATTGTAAATCGTTCGCTCTCCTATTTTACCGACACTTTACTATACGCTAATGAGATGAACAGACACCCGGGGATAGACGGGATTATGCAGTATGAATACCTATTGCATTCAGTAAGACCGAACAAGAGATTCTCAAAATGGTCCAAAACTCAGGAGCAAGCCGATATCGTGGCAATTTCTAAGTATTTTAAGGTTAATTTGAAGCGTGCTTCTGAGTATTCCATCATTCTCTCTAAGGAACAGATCGAAGAAATAAACGCATTTATAAATAATTCCTAGATAATAACTATAACAATAGGTGAAGTTATGAATGTTTTAGAATCTCTCGTGGAAGTGAGATTAGTTGATGAGGACGATTTTCTCAAAGTCCGTGAGACCCTGACTCGAATAGGAGTCGCTTCCCGTAAAGATAAAGTTCTCTACCAATCCTGCCACATTCTTCATAAGCAAGGGCGGTATTATATTGTGCACTTTAAAGAACTGTTTGCACTGGATGGGAAACCTTCAAATTTCTCCGAAGACGATATGGCAAGAAGAAACACTATTGCTAATTTACTTGCCGAATGGGGATTGGTTGAACTTATTAATACCAACCTTACAAAAGCACCCGTATCTCCGCTCTCTCAAATTAAAATCCTTCCGCATAAAGAAAAGGATGATTGGGAGCTTGTTGCCAAGTATAATATCGGCCGTAAAAAATAGTTGATTTAATTCTCCGTAACACTTATAATATAGTGTAAGGAGAATATATGATTATTACGATTTACGGAACTAAGAAAAAGACTCGTAAACAACGTGAGAAGGAAAAACTTGCCTGGAAAGAGCAACAAGCTCAATACTCCAGAGTAGGTATTTCTAAGTCAGGCAAGTCCTGGACTCCTGAAGTAACTCGTTCGGTGAATAGTACTTTAGACCTTCATCGTGATAGGTCTACAAGTCATATTCCATCGAAAGATTCCGGCATAGGAGTAGCTGTCAAAAAAGAAGCTAATACCTATACCGGGGACAAACTCATCGGAATTGGCAACCTTCATAAGTCTAACCTTGTGCCGGTTTTCAAGAGCGATGAGGCAAAAGATCTAGCGTCCATGCGTCGTTAGATAAATAAACTTGTCACGCCTAATGGGTGACGTTTTTTTATACTCGCTTAATAAAAGGAGAATTAAATGTTTTCATATCTTAAACCAGCTGTTGATTCAGTTCAGTACGTCAAAACCACCTTCCTTAACACATTTGTAAAAGAAGAGAATATTAGAGAGCCGTTGCAGGAGTTTGTTGACAAACAAGCCCAATTTGCACGCGATATGCTCCACGCTGGTGATTCGCTTTTAACGCCTTCACCTCGTACGATTTCTCTAAACTGTACAAAAAAGCTGCTTAAGGAGAACTAACATGAATGCACTTTCCTTACTCAAGGATTTTGAGCGCTCGTTCATTGGCTTTGATCGTGTGTTTAATGAGCTTGCCAATGCGCAATCGGCATTTGTAAAATCCATTCCCTCGTATCCCCCTTACAACATTAAAAAGGTTGACGAAAATACCTACACCATTGAGATGGCGGTGGCCGGTTTCGGTAGATCTGATATTGATGTTGAATTAGATGGTGATACGTTAAAGGTTGCCGGTAGAGTGAGTCAAGATGAATCCAACTATCTGTACAAAGGTATCGCCGAACGTGCCTTTGCTCGTCAGTTTAAATTAGCTGACTCTGTGGAAGTAAAAAACGCTACCATGATGAACGGTATGTTGAAGATCACTCTTGAAAATATGATGAAGATGTTACCGGTAAAAAAGATTGAAGTTATTGAAACTGATATTGAGCCCCAGAAGGAGGAGAAAAAGTCTAAGAAACAACTCCTTACCGAAGAGGCTAAATGAAATATATTCTTTCAATATTCGACAGTCTCGTTGACATGATGGATAGGTATAATAGGTACAAAGCTACATGCATGTTATACCCTTATGTGAAAAATAGAAAAGAGTTAGAAGATCTTATTAACGATCTCTACAAGTAGTACAAAGGGGTGGTTCTAGAACCACCCCTTTCTTATAATATGATATTTGCCTGTGTAGGATGAGCCTCGAGGCATTACTAGGAGAGTGGATGTCAAAGTTTTATACCTCTGTTTACCTCAACAAGAGTGAAATACTATTACGAGGCTACGAGGACGGTAAACGTATACAGCATGCCGTACCTTATAAGCCTTACCTGTTTGTTACCTCTCGAGTAAAGAATACAGAATACAAAACCCTTAAAGGGGTCCCCGTCGATAAAATAGAATTTGGAAGCGTGTATGAAGCTCGTGACTATATCAGACGTTATAAGGATGTGGAAGGTCTTGACATTTATGGCCTTACTAACTTTGTTTACACTTTTATTCATGACCATTATCCTGGGGTTATTGATTACGATCCTTCTCTTATTTCTGTGGTCTCTCTTGATATCGAGACCGATTCTACTGGAGGATTCCCAGACATTAGTACTGCTGATAAGCAAATCACTGCCATTACTGTAAGCAAGAAAGGTAAGATGGTTGTGCTTGCTTATGGTGACTTTGATAAAGAAGTATTAGAAGATAGAGACAACATTACTTACCTTAAGTGTAAGGACGAACAAGACTTATTAGAAAAGTTTATTAAGGTATGGCGATCGACGCAATTTATTCCTGATGTGATTACAGGATGGAACGTTGAATTTTTTGACATGCCCTACATTATTAATCGAATCACTCGCATACTTGGTCCTGAGTCGGCCAAAAGACTTTCACCGTGGGGGGTGTTAAGTTCAAGAGAAATTGAGTTAGCCGGTCGTACGTATACCATTCCAGAGATTGTAGGGTTAACTATTTTAGACTACATGCAATTGTATAAAAAGTTTTCCTTTACCATGCAGGAGAGCTATAAACTGGACTACATCTCCTGGGTTGTGTTGGGTAAGCGAAAACTTGACTACGACTCACTTGGATACAGCACTCTGGATGAGTTGTATAAAAACAATCACCAAAAGTACATTGAGTATAATATTCAAGACGTACGACTGGTGGATGAGTTGGAGGATAAGCTTAAGTTTATTGAGCAAGTGTTTGCTCTAGCCTATGATGGGAAGACTAACTATTTAGATACTTTTACTTCTGTACGCTCCTGGGATATGTACATCCACAATGAGTTACTTTCTAAGAAGGTTGTTATTCCACAATTTGATCCTTCTGAGAGGGAAAAAGAAAATCCTATTGAAGGGGCGTATGTAAAGGACCCTGCCGTAGGTATGCATAGGTGGGTTGTATCATTTGACTTAAACAGTCTATACCCCCACCTTATTATGCAGTATAATATCTCCCCGGAGACGTATGTAGGGACTGTTGCCTCCCTTAACGTTAAGGATGGAGTAGATAAAATTATTAATGGTGCACTTAATGACCCGGCATTAAGAAATGAGATGGAGAGTCAGAACATCACTATTGCCGCTACCGGGTGTATGTTTGATAAGGACTATCAAGGCTTTTTACCTCAGATGATGCAGCGCCTGTACGATGATCGAGTCAGGTATAAAAATCAGATGATCGAGGCAAAGAAAAAGTATGAGAAAGAAAAAACATATGAGTTGGAAAAAGAAATTGCAAGATGTCACAACATGCAATTGGCCAAAAAAATTCAGCTCAATTCAGTTTATGGTGCATTAGGAAATAAATTCTTTAGATGGTTTGATGCCAAACTCGCCGAGTCAATTACTAAGTCTGGTCAACTCTCTATTCGCTGGATGGAAAATAACATTAATGAGTACCTTAATAAAGTACTCAAGACAACCAACGAAGATTATGTTATAGCTGTTGATACAGATTCAATGTATATTAGACTGGATAAGTTTGTAGAGAAGACGTGCCCGGGTAAAACTACCGATCAAATTATAAAGTACCTTGACAAAGTCTGTAGTGAGGTATTTGAGCCGTACATTGATAAATGTTACGAAGAATTGTCAGTGTATGTAAATGCTTACGCCCAGAAGATGAAAATGAAGCGGGAGGCAATAGCCGATAAAGGAATATGGACGGCTAAAAAGCGATACATTCTTAACGTCTATAATAACGAAGGCGTTCAGTACTCAGAACCTAAACTAAAAATTATGGGCATTGAGGCCGTTAGAACCTCTACACCAGCCGTAGTTCGTGACTCAATTAAAAAAGCACTCACCATGATCATGACAATGACTGAGGGTGATCTAATTGAATACATTTCTAGTGAACGTGAAAGGTTTAAGACTCTTCCGTTTGAAGATATCGCTTTTCCTAGAGGTTGTAAGGAATTAGACAAGTGGATGGAGAGCGCAAGAGCAATTAAAATATACAAATCCGGTACACCTATTCACGTAAAAGGGGCTATCATTTATAACGATCTCCTGGAACGAGAAAAGCTTACCCATAAGTATATGAAAGTAAATAAGGGTGATAAGATAAAGTTTAGCTACCTTAAGATGCCAAACTTTTTAAACGAGCATGTAATTAGTACTCCGGGTACGTTGCCGGCTGAATTAAACTTACAGCACATCATTGACTATGATACACAATTTGAGAAGTCGTTTCTTGAGCCACTCAAAACTATTTTTGATGTCATCGGCTGGGAGACGGAAAAGAAAAGCACATTAAAGGACTTTTTCGGATGAAACAGGTTTTTAATTTTGATGATAGTAATGACTTTGGATTCTCTGCCGTTAGTGAAGAAGAACTTAAGTCATTAGAAAAAAAACTCCAACAAGAAGTTACTCAAAAAGAGAAAGCTCTTGAGGAGGTAGAAAAGTCATATCAATCTAAACTCGAACAGCTTTACAAAACAGTTATGCCTTTGTTAAACAATCTTGCCAAAGATTCACAAAAGGAATACATCTACTGGCCTGATCGTTCAAAGAAGATGAATGAGTTTATTGAAAGGATTAAGAAAATTGTTGAGTGATGAGTTACCACATATTATAGGCAAATATTAACTTATTAAAAGATATGATAAACTATCTTGCACTAGCAACCGCAATCTTTCTTTCAGTTATTGCTGCCTACTATTCAGTAGCAGGGCTAGCAGCTATTTTTGCTGCTGCCGTCATTCCTATTGTAATAATGGGAGCCTCTTTGGAGCTTGCCAAAGTAGTCGCTGCTTCCTGGGTATATCAAAACTGGAACACAGCACCTAAAGTAATTAAGTATTACTTAGTAGTTTCTGTTGTAGTGTTAATGTTTATTACTAGTCTAGGTACTTTTGGTTTTTTATCTAAAGCACACCTTGATCAAAATTTAGTTGGTGTCGGTACTAATGTTGAACTTAAAATAATTGAGCAGCAAATTCAAAATGAACAAAGGAGAATAGATAATGCTCAAAGATCTCTTATTACTCTTGATAGACTCGTTGATAATGCTAGTACAGAAGCCGCTAGTAAAGTACGTGATCAACAGGCAAGGGAACGTGCCCGTATTCTTAATGAAATTAGTGCTGCGTCTAACAATCTTAAGACACTCAATTCTCAAGCTGCACCCCTTAGAAAAGATTCCGCCAAAATTGCAGCTGAAGTCGGACCTATCAAGTACATCGCAGATCTTATCTATGGAGATCAAGCTGAAGGGGTACTTGAAAAAGCTGTAAGAGCAGTAATTATTTTAATTGTTGCTGTGTTTGATCCTCTTCAATAGTATTACTAATTGCGGCTAACCACGGCTTAACTAATAACAGTCGGGACCCGGTAGTAGAAAATGTTCTACAAAATATTATTCCGGAGAAAAAACAATCCCGTAAGGAAAAAAACGTTAATATAAAAGAGGTTACAGAAAAAAACGTTAATAGTACTTGGGATCCTAGATTATTAAGACGGTTAGATAAACTAAAACTTCCTAACTGGATTGTTCGAGTCAAGAAGTTGAAAGAAAAACGAGATCCATCTAAAATAGAGATTGACAAAGATAAAATTGTGAGGATGTAATGACACTACCTGATGAAAGATATAGAGCTGTTCTATATACACAACAGTTTTTAATTGATCTTTTAAACCCAAAAACTACACCAGGCGTGCCTCGGGAAATAAGACAGCGGGCTAGTGCTCTCCTTAAACACTACCCAAATAGTTTAGACATGGAAAGAACAAGTGAAAAGATTCCTGAAGTATTTGCTAAAGATTGGACAACAAGGAAAATTAATTATGAATGATTTTGAAGTTCATCCCATTGGAACTGCAATTGAAATTAAACTGTCAAGAGACCTTGCAAGATCTATTGACGAAATTATTAAGCAGTACGGAGAAGTAATTCCACAGCCTGTTCGAGCAGCTTACAACAGACTAAACACACACTACCAATATCAAATGCAGAGTGAAGAACTATGAATGTTTTATCAGTTCCCTTTGTAATAATTTTAGCTCTTCTATTAGTTTTTTCTACTCTTACGAGCCGTTTTTTTGCCATATTATCAGCCTTAATAGCAAACGGGTGTGGGTGGCTTCTAGTAAAAATAAACTCAGATAAATTTTCAATTTTTATTTTTAACTTTCTTTCCTGTTGTGAACTCACCGGTAAAATAAATAGAAAAAAAACCGGAGAGAATGATGAAAAGAAAATTTGACAGATCTAACTCAATAAGATGTATCGAGTATTGGATAAAAAGAGGGTTTACAGAAGATCAGGGAAAGCAAAAAATTTCTGAACTTCAAAAAGCAGCTAATCAAAAAAGAAAACATAAACCTTGTAGTGAAGAAACAAAAGAAAAACTTAGCGTTGCAAACAAAAAAAAACATTATATTAATTATTGGTTGAGTAAATACAATGAGGAAGGAGAAAAGTTGTTTGCAGAATTCAAACAGCAATATAAAAATAGAGGAAAAAAAACAAGCTTACTTCTTAAAGCAAAAAATGTATCCACTAAAGAACGCACTCCTAGATGTAAAGAATTTTGGATAAAGAAAGGTTATAGTCTGCTAGAGGCTAATCAAAAAGTTTCAGAGGTTCAATCTACATTCTCTCTTAAAAAATGTATCGAAAAACATGGTGAGATAGAAGGTAAAAAATTGTGGCAGGACAGACAAGACAGATGGTTAGAATCTATTTCTAAAAAATTGCCTTTGATTAGAGAAAAACAAAAAGCAAACGCACATGTTGGCTTTTATTCAGAAAAAAATATTGGGGATAGTGAGACCTTGCTTTTTTATCTTCTTTTACTAGAAAATTCTGGTGAACGTGTTCTTAAGTATGGTCTTACTAAGCATGAAAATGTGAAAAAAAGATGGGGTGTAAGCAGGGCTAATTTTAATTATACAGTTATCGAATCAAAAAGACTTCCTGCTATTAGAGCAATAGAGCTTGAATGCAAATTAAGGAATCTTTATCGTGATAAATTAAAAAATAATTTTTATAGATTAACAGAAATAATAGACATAAATGAGCTGGAAAATGTTAAATGTTTGATTAATGAGTATACCGGGAGTAATAATGACTGATTTTTTTAGATCACTTGTAGAAGAAATAAAAGACGAAGATACTTCTATTGCTGCTGACGGTGCCGGTAGCGCTGAGTTTGGCGGGTTTATAGACACAGGTAGCTATATGCTTAATGCAGTGCTATCCGGTAGTTTATATGGAGGGGTACCTGATAACAAGATTACTGCTTTCGCTGGGGAATCTGCCACGGGTAAAACTTACTTCGTCCTTGGTGTCGTACGAGCATTCCTCGAAAAGAATCCACAAGGAGGGGTCGTCTATTACGACACAGAAGCAGCGGTAACAAAGTCTATGATGGAAGAGCGTGGTATTGATACTTCACGCGTAATTATTTCAGAACCAGATACTATTCAGAAGTTTAAGACCCATGCGTTAAAAATGATTGACGCATATGAAAAGCAACCTATTGACAAACGTCCACCAATGATGTTCGTATTAGATAGTCTTGGCCTCCTATCGACCAGTAAAGAGATGGAAGATAGTCTGGAAGGTAAAGACACAAGAGACATGACCAAGGCTCAAATCATTAAAGCAGCCTTTCGTGTATTGACTTTAAAGTTAGCTAAAGTCAAGGTGCCCATGCTCGTGACCAATCACGTGTATGATCTTGTGGGAAGTTATGTACCTATGAAGGAGCTCGGAGGTGGAACGGGACTTAAATATGCTGCCAGTACTATTGCAATGCTTACAAAAAAGAAAGAGAAGGATTCAACAGGCGAGGTTGTCGGAAATATTATCCGAGTCAAGATGTACAAATCCAGACTCTCCAAAGAAAACCAAAACGTTGAAGTGTTACTTACTTACGACAAAGGTCTTGACCGATACTACGGACTCTTAGATCTTGCCGAAAAGTATGGTATATTTAAAAAGGTATCTACTCGATACGAATTACCGGGCGGCTCTAAAGTGTTCGGTAAAGAAATTAATACTAATCCTGAAAAGTACTTTACACCTGACGTAATGGAGAAACTTGAAAATGCCGCGAAAGACGAATTCTCGTATGGAGGAATCGGAGGGGGAGATCTTAATAGAGATCATCAAGAACTTAGCCAGGAGGTTCCGGCATAACGGTAAAGAGTATTACCACGAGCCACCCGTTTGGCCGTTTACAAGACTACAGCCCCATCAGACTCGTTATCTCATACATAAAGAAATAGAGGGTAAGAAAGAAAAAATTTTTTCTTTAGGGGAGGCATTAATGTGAAGTTTAAAACAACACTTCCAAAGCACGACCTTTTAAATCTTCGATATGCTCTTTCTCTTCATGATGATAAATTTAGTAATTTTTATGACAACTTAGACTTTAATGAACAGCAGTATCTTTTTGCCTTACTTGAAACACATCGCTTTGACATTCTT